GGATCCTAAGCTACTGGAAGTAGCAGATTCATTTGTCAAAGAAATATCCAAGTATGTTGGTACACTAACCCCATCTGATAAACACATGAAACCCAAACACACAGATGTTAAAGATAAAACATCACATAAAGGACCGTCTGCTGATAGAAAAAAGAATACTACAAAAGTTTTTGTAAAACGTGAAACTTATGCTGGAGGAGTAAAATATGCTCGTATGATAAGTAATCAAGATGAAAATCTTGTTACTGAGTTGACTCCATTTTCATCCGTTTTACATGAAAATTTATCAAAAAGTGTTCCTTGGTATCTTCCCGGAAAAACAAATTATGAAGCATCTTTGTATGCTAATACCGTTGGGGGAGATTTCACAAGTTTTGAATCATCACAGACAATCTTATTCAGATATATTGAAATGAGATGTGCTGATTTGTTTGGAGAACAACATGGTAAAGAATTTATCAAAATTTTTGCTCAAGAACTCAATTCACAATTCGTGTTTGATGTACGTGATCCTGAATGTGTTAAAATACACATGAAGAATCCAAAGGACAAAAGTTTCTTGGCTTGCTTAGCGCTCAGATTATCTGGCTCAGCTCTCACTACTGTAGGTAACACATTGGTTGCTGCTTTTCTGCAATTTGCATATTATGTAATGGAAAAGGGTTTAACATCCAATGAAGCTTTTAATTCAATTAGATATTGTTACGGTGATGATAGTTTGATAAAGAACGGCGAGATGCAAAAATTTGCTAAATTCTGTGAGAAACATGGGTTTATAGTAACTGTAGAAGATTATAAGGGTCCTGCACAAATATCACTTGTGGGAAAAGTGATGGTTGATGGTAAGTTCACTATTGACGCTGTTAGAACATTGAAAAAATTTTTAATAGCTTATGGTAAATATGACTACATCACGAACATTTTAAATAAATGGGCAGGTAATTATAATCCGCAATTAGGGCAACAGAGAATTAAAAACATTTTTTCAGTTATAGGTTTTGAATCATTTTTGAGATTAAAAGATGATTATAAAGAAGAAACTTGGAAAAATGTAGACCAATTGGATATGGACACAAATGATACGTTTGAAAAAGCATTTGGAGGTGACCACTATAAATTAACTGAAACGTTAATTAATAGATTGGAACAAAAATCTCACACAAATGATGAATTTATAGAATTAGTATCAGAATTGTTAACTCCATATATATCAAGAATTCTCCCTGTCACTAAACCAGGAAATGTTACTACTGAAGATGGAACTGTGTTAGAAAATGGTAAGTTTGTACTATCAATGGATGATCAGTACATTAAGGTAAAAAATTATAACAAGATTGCTGAACACATCAATGACAAATATGGTCAAGATGTTTGTAAGTTTGTTCAATGGAGAACTTATGAGAAAAACTTGCTTGAAGTGTTGAAACTAGGAAAGATAAATTTTAAACCTAGAACTGGTATGACCAAGGAGCCTAGGCCTGCGTCAAAACAAGACAGTAAAACAAACAACAACAACAACAACAACAACAAGCAACAACCACGAAAAAATGGTCAA